ATTAAGGACTTAGCTGTACTAAATAAATTTTTCAATCAACCACTACAAAAGATCAACACAGTTTAGCACAAAGTCCCAACCTACCGTCTATTCAATTTTAAGCATTGCCATAGCCGTACGGTAGTAAAGCTATAGAATGCTTTTTCTAATTAAATGTTTCATAATTAAAAAAATTAATCATTTGCGACATTGCAAATAAGGTTCAAATATACGCATTAAAAGTAAAATGGCAAAAATTTATGTAGCAAGTAGCTGGAGAAATCCTTTTCAACAAGAAGTTGTAAATATTCTCCGTGATTTAGGACATGAGGTCTATGATTTTAAGAATCCCCCACATGGGAATGGTGGTTTCCAATGGTCTGATATAGACCCTGATTGGCAGAACTGGACAACTAAGCAATATCAAGAAGCACTTAATCACCCAATTGCGCAGAAAGGTTTTGATTCAGATTTCAATGGTATGCAGTGGGCTGATGTCTGCGTTATGGTTCTTCCTTGTGGTCGATCTGCTAACACAGAAGCCGGATGGATGAAAGGCGCAGGTAAAAGGGTAATGGTTTATTCTCCCGAAAAGCAAGAACCAGAACTGATGTATAAAATATACGATTTTGTGAGTGACAACATATTTCGTATCAACGATAAGATAATTGGAGTATAACAGATAAGATATGAGCAGACTGTCAGACGAATGGTGTTGCATGAATTGTATTCACCAAGAAGAATGTTTGAATCAATATCCTAATTTAAATTTATTAGAGTATTGTGTACATTACGAAGACGTAGAAAAGAAGGAGGATTAACAATGGGATTTACAACATCATGTTTTATCAGAAAAAACACACCGGAGCTTCGTAAGAAGTTGGAGAAGTTGGGATATATGTCAATGTTTTCTAACGCCAATGGAATTTGCTTAGCCACTGCTGCCTATATTGAGAACTACTTCTCTATCAGTGAGGGGTTGTTTAATGATAAACATCCTTATAGAACTTACGACTATGCAGGGCGTATTGATTGTGGAACCAACGAAGAACTTTTCCTTGCCATTGCCGCGCTTAGAGATGATACGGATAAGTATCAATGGTTTATTCCACCAGCAGGAGCTTGGGTTTATAATAAAGGCTATGAAAGTATATTGGAAGTGTCTCTTAAATGGCGCAAAGCTACTGTAAATGAGCTAATAGAACACTTTAAAGAAAAGGAGGAAATATGAAGCAGACATTAGAAGAAGCCTTTGAACAATCATGGCTAAATGATTATTATCACGGCAACTATAAGGGACATGCGCAAGTTGGCTTTTACGCTGGTGCAGAATGGCAGGCAAAGCAATCCCCGTGGATAAGCGTGAAGGAACGGTTGCCGGATGAAAATGAAGACATCATCATTCTATGTAAACATGGTGCGATTTTTAACGGTACATATAGCAACAATGTATGGTTCTGCATGGATGGTTATATCCATGATATGTACAAAGGTAATCCGATTTACTCTTCAATGAGCAGCATACCTTCATCATGGGAACCGATAGCATGGATGCCAAGACCTAAATTTGAAGAATAATGAATATCGGAGTTTTAGCCGTTGATAGCAATTCCCCCAATTTAGCACTTATGAAGATCAGTGCTTACCACAAAGCAAGAGGCGATCAAGTGGAATGGTATAATCCACTATGTGAATATGATAAAGTATATGCAGCTAAAGTTTTCACTTTCACACCCGACTATAACTATTATATCAATACTAACCAAATAGAAAAAGGTGGTACCGGATATGATATTGAAAAAGTTCTTCCAGTTGAGGTTGATCGTCTTCAACCTGATTACTCGATCTACAATATTGACTCCAATTTATCCTATGGATTTCTGACACGTGGGTGTCCCAATCGGTGTAAATGGTGTGTTGTTCCTAAAAAAGAAGGAAAAATCTCACCTTATATGGATATTGAGGAAATAACAGCCGGACGGAAAAAAGCTATCCTTATGGATAATAATATACTGGCCTCAAACTATGGCTTGCAGCAAATAGAGAAAATCATCAAACTGGGTATCAAAGTGGATTTTAATCAAGGACTGGATGCCCGTTTAATCACGGATGAAATCGCTCGGCTACTTGCAAAAGTAAAATGGATTAAACGTATTCGCTTTGGATGCGATACACCGGGACAGATTGCAGAAGTTGAACGTGCTTCCGCTTTAATAGACAAGTATGGATATAAAGGGGAATATTTCTTGTATTGCATCCTTATGGACTTTAAAGAATTGTTTGCGCGCGTCAACTACTGGAAATCTAAAAGCCGCCGTTTTCTTCCACATTGTCAACCCTTTCGTGATCTGAACAATCCACACCAAATTATTCCACAGTGGCAGAAAGATATGGCACATTGGGCTGATAGGAAGGAAATATACATGAGTTGCGACTTCAAAGACTTTTCACCAAGAAAAGGATTTTTATGCAAGGAATACTTTAAAATGTTGTAAGATGAAATTAAACAAAAAGACAGAGCGACTTATTAAACGTAGAGCCGCTGAACTTAAAAAATTATATGAAACTCCTAATCCCGAAGTAGATAAAATTATTTCTGAATTGAGAGCAGAAGCAACGAAACGTCCACAGAACATGAGTAAGGAAGAAGAGATTGCTTATATTCTGAAAAAGGCTGATGAAAATTGTGATCATATAGAAATTCGTAAAATCCTAAATGTAAGTAATACATGAATACATCTTTTGAACGATCTGCAAATGCTTCCGATGAATGGTACACACCACGAGAAATCATTGAAGCATTAGGTGAATTTGACCTTGATCCATGTGCTCCCATGCACCCTCTTTGGCCTACTGCAAAAATCATGTACAACAAGCAGGACAATGGTCTTGTACAAAATTGGGGGGGGCGAATTTGGCTTAACCCTCCGTACTCCAAACCGCTTATATGGCAGTTTGTAGAGAAATTGGCAGAACACGGCAACGGTATAGCACTACTTTTTAACCGGTGTGACAGCAATAAGTTTCAAGACATCATCTTCACGAAAGCAACTGGTATGATGTTTTTGAGAAATCGAATAAAATTCTTCCGTCCCGATGGAACACGTGGGGACAGCCCCGGTTGCGGTAGTGTTCTTATTGCATTTGGCCGGGAAAATGCCGAAATTTTAAGGAACTGCTCTTTACAAGGCAAATATGTTGAACTTAACAATGATAAATGATGAAAGTCTTATATTTACTCATGCTCATTGCCGGTCTTCTGTGGATCGGTGATTTCTCTATCACCTTAAAACCCTTTTCTATATCTTTACCATGCTGGTATAAATCCGTTGGCATACTTCTATTTTGGCTGTCAATGACTATATATGTTTTAGGTGAGCATACCAAAGACTATAAAGAAGGATTTGATACTGGGATTAAACAGTGCATTGAGATACTTGATAGAAATTGCCACTCTAAAGAAATAAATAATGATGAAACAGTACAGAATTAATAAAACGACTACCTTCGTAGAAGATAATCGCAGCGAAAACAGAGAGAAATACCTTCTTCCTGATTACAAAGTGCAAGTTAAATTTGCAGGGATTTGGATAACAGTCAAGTCCTTTCATGATGAAGATGAAGAATACGCAAAGAACTGTGCGAATGAACTTCTTGAAAAACTTAACGAAAAGATTTGATTATGATTGAATTACAAGGAAAATTCGGCAAAGATTGTAAAATATTTGCAAATACAATAGAAAATGAAGCTATTGGAACGATACAAAACATTTTGAACAATCCGGTTACGACTGGTGTTCCGGTTCGTATTATGCCTGATACCCATCAAGGAGTAGATATAGTGATTGGATTCACCATGCCAGTTACAGATCGTGTCAACCCCAATCATATCGGAGTGGATATTGGTTGTGGAATGTTGTGTGTAGAAATTGAAAACGCAATAACAGAAGAGTCTTTCCCGGACATTAATCATGCAATCCGTTCCACCATACCTATGGGATTTGAGATTAACCAACACCCCTTATCCAAACAAGAAAAGGAAGATTTGTTTACCTTCTTATCTATCAGAATGGATCAGTTCTGCTCTAAATACCAACTAACCAAACCAGTTATTAATGAAGAATATGTATCACAACTTTGTAAGAAGGTGGGGATAAATGAAGCCACATTCTACAACTCTTTAGGTACATTGGGAGGTGGAAACCACTTTATAGAACTGGGGCGTGCCGAGTCAACCAATAATATATTTCTTACAATACATACCGGATCGCGCAACTTTGGTGTGAAGGTCTGTAAATACCATGCAGAAATAGCAAAATTTGACAAAAAGGCTTTTTCTAATGAAATTCAACGCTTGAAGTCCACTGTTGAGCCACAATTCATGCAAACTGAAATACTACGTTTGAAGGAAAAATCTGCCGAATATTCTGGGTATCTCACAAATGAAGCAATGCTTTACTATTTATGTGACATGGTGATCGCACAAGGATATGCCGCATTCAACCGCAAGTTGATTATACAGCGTATAATCAGAGCTTTGGGCTGGAACGCTGCAATATCCGTTGAGACAGTCCATAACTATATCAGCTTTGATGATATGATAATCCGTAAAGGGGCTATTGCCGCATACGCCAATGATTACGTTGTGATTCCTATGAATATGGCAGACGGCATTCTTCTTTGTCGTGGTAAGGGAAACAAAGACTGGAACTATTCTGCACCACATGGTGCAGGACGCTTATACTCCCGCTCCGAAGCTAAAGAAAGATTATCAATGGACGCATTCAAAACCCAAATGAGCAAAGTGTATTCCACTTCCGTATGTGAAGGGACATTGGATGAAAGTCCTATGGCATACAAAAATGTTCAGGAAATAAAAGAGCTTATAGAACCTACGGTAGAAATTATTGATACAATTGTACCACTAATCAATATCAAAGCTGTATGATAGAAAAGACAGACTTCCCTTATACTCTTGGCGGCTATGTTGAACAGCAAAATTATAAAGGTTTCGACATAGCCGTTTCCATTCGTAGATACAAAGGAATATCAGCTTATGTCATTTCCTCGGAGAAAAGGCTGATCCGTGAAGAATCTGCCACCTTTGCCGATAAAGAAGACATGTTCCGTTGGGGACGAGAAGCGGTTGACCGGTATTTGGAACAGCAAGAACGTAGAAAAGAAGAAAATACGATCAAACGGGCAGACTATTATAAGAGGAAAGCTCGTGTGGCAGCATTGAAAGCCTTTAATGCCGCTATGTATTTCTCTGATATAAAGGACGGACTTTATGATAAGGCAAAAGGATTTTTTGAGTATGAACTGGATAAGGAACATGGAAAGATCAAATGAAAACACTTGATATTATACAAGGCTTTTGCGACCATGTTTTTCGTGATAAAAAAGGAAACCGCATCTTTCCCAATATTTTTGTCGGGAAATGGGAAGCTGACTTATTGGAAGTTACCCGGTCACGCCTGACTTATGAATATGAAGTAAAAGTAAGCAGATGTGATTTCCATAAGGACAAAAAGAAAAGTGATAAATATGGCAAGAACAAGTTTGATGTTGTCACTTCCGGCCAACGTACCAATTATTTTTATTATATAGTACCGAAAAGTTTGATAAAGCCCGATGAAGTCCCTGATTTTGCCGGGCTTATTTATGCTTATGAAGGATCAGTGCAATGTTATTCTCTTGAAAAGGGAAGGTATGCGGTAAAGAGAATTTTCTTTGAGGTAGTCAAGTCTGCCCAAAAAGTTTCTGACATGAAAGCGGATGATGATTTCATTCGTAAACTCGACTTATCCATGTACTATCGCTATCACCAAATGAGAAGAAACAATTACAAAAATAAGGAATAATATGGAATTAAGATTAGACCCTGAAATACCAGTCACACGGGTTGTCAACGGACATAATGTTTTCAATAAAGGCTATCACCATGGATTAAGAGGAAAAACCTATGAAGAATACTATGGCAAAGAGAGAGCTGTTGAAATAAGAAAAAGACACAGCGAGGCTTTGAAAGGACATAGATATTGGTCTAATGGAAACGCCCATGCCTTTGCGTGTATCGCAATCACTCCCGAAGGCAAATGGTATAGATTCAATTCAATAACCCAAGCCGCCCAAAAGCTAAATCTGAATTATGCCACAGTTCGCCGGTATATAAAACGAAAAATCAAGCCCCAAAATGGCTGGCAATGGTTTTTGGAGAAAGATAATAACTGGATAAAACATATTGATAATGGGAAAATTGAATGAGATCGCGCACAAAGCTTATGAATGTGCCGTAAGACGTGGAAAGATTGATCCCGACAATGATAGCAACAACAATCTTCACCGCGATCTGCTTGAAGAAGTTGCCGAGGTATTCGAGTGTACGGGTGAGAAATCTCCACATATTAAAGAGTATTTAGATGTAGAAGAAGAACTGGCAGATGTAATCATTGTTGCCCTAAGTACACTACATCATTTCAAATGTGACATTGATTCACTCATTGAAGCCAAAATGAATTATAATAAAAACAGAATGGATTGATATGGGAACCGGACAATTAATAAAATTGATTGTTGAAACGTTTGTCCTTATCTTTACACTACCATGTGTCTATAAAGATTTCATGAACTTATGGAAAGAAAAATAGGTGATATAAAAGACAAGAAGTTGAAAATTGAAAATATCACACTGGCAGCAATATATAACATATTGTTCACCAATGATATAGTTTGCTCCTTAATTGTGGAAATGTTAAGTGCATTACGTAAATCTGAACTTTGTCGTTTCCGCATAAAGCAACAAGGCAATAAGCTGGAATATTTAGCCCGTCAGTATGAAAAGAAGATTAATAAAATAGCCGGACACCGGGCTTTTTTCATGGCTGATGCTAACCAGTATATTGCAGATGAAGTACAACCTGATCTGCTTAAAATGGAATACTCCATTAAACTGGAATTTGACAAATGCCGGATTGAAAACAGTGCCTTACTTGCCAAAGTAGAACTTACAAGATGTATGGCAGAGCTTGCTTGTCTATCCCTTGACAAACGGATAGAAGAAGTCCGTCCATACAACAAAGAAGTAACCGGAATAACATATCTCCGGCTCACTGACACACTTAAAGTATTGGACGAACTTTCTGATATTTTATATAAGGGAGGGTATTGTGACCTCAATCAAAGTGATAATTGCAAAAGGGGGATGGCTATCATACAACGAAAACTTACTGATTGTGATATTATCAGCCGCGCAATCAATGAGTCAGACAAGTTAAATCCGGCTGGGGATGATGAATAAAAATGGCAAAATATCGTATAGGAATATCCGAGAATCTATTAGGAGACAAACGCTATCAGTGTCAGATTAAAAGATTTGGCATTTGGTGGAATGATGAAAGTTTCAGCACTAAAGAAAGAATGTTAGATTATGCCCGTAAACTTGAAAAGGCCGGGCATATAGTGTTTAACTATTTATAAGCGAACAATGAAGTTAGAAGGAAAAATTATTGTGGCACAACCGATACAATCGGGTGTCTCAAAAAATGGTAACAACTGGCAAAGACAAGATTTCGTTTTGGAAATTCCCGGTCAATACCCTAAAAAAGTCGCTTTTTCAGTAATGAATAGCAATATTCAGAATTTTGGATTAGCAGTCGGTCAAGACGTTGATATTGAAATAGATATTAATGCAAATGAATGGCAAGGGAAATGGTTTAACTCCATCACTTGCTGGAAAGCAACACTCCGTAATCCGGGACAGCCTACCGCAGCGCAACAGCCCCAAACTTATTATCAGGGAACATCACCCACCGCGGCACCCGTACAAACCACCACGCCTCAACCGCCTGTGGATTTCGGGGAACAAAAAGACGATCTGCCTTTTTAAAGAACAAGAGAAGGGAGCCGAAATGCTCCCTTCTCATTTAAGACTCCACCTTTACGATTTCATTATAAATTATTCTGCTATGTGGATTATGATTGACTATTGTTTGTCTATACCCCTTTGTCCCCCATCTCCACCATAGGAACCTGTGTTTATATATCCGGCTTATCGCACTTGAAAGACTGTCTCTCACTTCATAGACAAACGTACTGTCAGGAATATTTGCATAAAAATCCACCCATTTATCTGAATAGTTGAAACAACTGTCTTTCAAAACAAATACAATACTGTCTTTGGTGACAACTTTTGTAGTTGTAATATATTCAACTTCTTTTGGACGCAAATTCAATTCTTTTATCAGTTTTGCATCCGCACTCCGCAACTCTTTCAATTCTTTAATATTAAGCCGCAAAACATGGTTTTCAACCACATTTAGGCTATCCCTAATCTTATATTCTTCAAGTCCAGTACAGAGACTTTTCATATTGCTTGAAAGCCGAGAACTTTCCTTTTTTTCTTCCTGCCACAACCGGTACATCGAAAGGGTTGCTGCAAGGAGTAACACCAAGATTACTCCTACACCTATCTTCCATCTCATAATCAATCAGTATATATATTTTTACCAACTTCCGCAATAACCACCCATGCACCGTTGCAAAAACCATATACCTTACCATCATTCTCCGGCATTTCAGGTATTGTGTTAAGTTTTGTCTCATTGCTGGTAGCTTTACTAAGAGCCGTTTGAGCTGTACTTTTTGCAGCATCAGCCATTGTCTGTGCGGCCACGGCCTTTCCATCCGTAACGGCCAACATTCCGGTCAGAGTTTTTTCATTGGTTACTCCTGCAAGGAAGGTTTCAATTTCCTTGAAGGTATCAATGGCCGTAGTCGCATCAACTGTGCCAACCAGCTCATCCAATGCCGTCTTCACTGCATTTATGGACTGTTCCAATTGGGACTCTGCCAGTTGGGCACGTCCACTTTCCGCTAAAATATCCGATTTACTCGCACCGCTACCACCGTCAGCACTCTCCATGAATGAGGATGAAATAGGAAGCTCATTGCATCCTACCATTATATGTTGTCCGGCTATCAATCCGTCAATGTTCATATCACAGAACTCCCCGACACTCAATGCTGTCTTGTAAGGTACATAATCCTTTCCATTAGAACTTTTATACACAACAACTCTATTGTTTGCCGTATCTCCAAAATTGATGCTGATAGCACATTTTCCGGCAGACAACTGTATAGGCTGGCTTTCATACCAATCCTCTTCTTTAAGAATAAAATTCAAGTTTGCCATATCTTCTATGTGTTTATGTGTTTGTTTTTCCTATATTAACTCCCAACCCTTCATTACATCATCCATATTTGCAGGAACACCATTTTCAACATAGCTCATTGCAGCTACCACCGCAACAAGCTGTTCCCGGTTGTTTCTGTTTAAAGTAGTATGCCGGGATATGCCTGAACGTTTTTCAACTGTGGCAATATACACATCGGTATTGTTCTCGCATGGCGGTGCCCATCGCATAATGACGTCTTCAAGCTCATTGGCAGTACCATCCTTATCAGTATCATACTTGTTCAAGATGTATGTTTGGAGAGTCTTAAAAGCAGCCCGGTATCCGTATGCCATAGACGTGAATTGAAAGAAACTCTTATCTGTTTGTGTTGCAGATAAGCCCTGCCATTTCGTATTATTTCTCCGTATATTCAACGGATTATTATTCCGTAGTCCCCGTGTCATTTTTATCCTCCTTTTCCTTTTGTGTCTCAAATAATATTTGTGCCGCCAGTCGTGCTATATCATCCTTATTCTCAATGATTATACTCATGGTCTTTTCCGCTTTCCGGAGTTCGGCCTTTTCCCATGATTTCTCACGTACCGATTTAAACTCACAGAAAACACAATAAGCAGCCCATAGCATAGCGAATACTGGAAAGGGAACGACAATGCAACATATAAGATCAATCATAACCAGTGTAAGAAACGGATTAAAATACTTCTTTGCTTTTGTCGCTGTCATTTTGTATTTTTTCGAGGTACGAAGTTCGCCACGCAGCTTTGCTTTCTGAATCCCTGAAATAAAATCTATCCCCATTGCAACAATGATAGCTGTCATACTCACCGCTATCAAAACCAAATGTAAAAACAAATGGTCGTGAATGAATGCTTCGATAATGTCGTTCATATTCTTTTGTGTTTGCGTTTGTTATATTATTCCAATAGTAATTTGTTGATAGCATCAATAAAGGCTGGGGAACACAAACTCGCGTATTCCCTAATCATATTACACTCTTCATCGTTATACTCAATCTCTCCATTAGAGTTGAATATTTTAAATGCAAGAGCATGAGCCTCTATTCCTTTACCAAGTTGATAAATGATATTGGCAAAATCCTTCTTATAGTTCTCAACCGAACACCTTGTCTTATCAATATCAACAAAAACCTCAATTCTTTCAAAATTTATTTTTTTCATATTAATGCCAATTATTATCATAACCTGCTGATGCAATCATTAATCCCGATCCCAAATTGTTTGTATTAGGTGCCGGATACATCCAGTTACTTAGTTGTATCAATTCTGCAATTCTTCCATTAGCCAGTCTGAACTTTGAGCCATTAAGATAAATATCCACATTATCATAACTGTCATTAGCATTTACTACAAGAACTCTTTGAGTAAGAGCCATCTCTATTTGATACCGATACACGGTTGACCCTGAATTTCTAAACACAATTACGTCAATGGGAAAGCCCGAAGTTTCCTCATTGTAATCATATCTTGGAGAATAGCAAGGAACCTTATAATAAGTTTCATTATTAGAGGAAGTCGCAGAAGATAAAGGTATATAAGTGCCTGAAACACTACCACCTTTTGTAAAGACATAAGCGTATGATGAATAAACAACCATTACGGATCTTTCTCTCGCACCAAATACGCCTCTACACCATAAGTCATTAGTATAAAAACGCGATGATCTTCCATTTGTGCTTCCCTGATGATACAAATCTCCTGAAAACCACATTCTTCCGTCACTTCCAAAACTAATACCACCAACAATATCTCCCTTACTGTTGATACAATTCAAGTTTTTAAAAGAACCGGAAACACCTTTCATTGTTCCTTCAAAAGTGCTATCACCCGAAATAACCGCACCAGTAGCATAGAGTTTTCCATCTATACTAACTTTATATGGTGCATCAGCTGGTGTTGTAGCCCCAATCCATAACGGATAGTCACCACCAACAAGTCCTGCTGCAACCGTTTTATTATCACCCTTCATTATCAAAAGCTGATTACCCTGCATGAACCGTAGAATAGCATTTTGAGCCATGATAAGCGGAGTGTACACCGGCACCAAAGAATTAAACTTCTGCCAATAAGTTGTGTTTGTCACCGGAATGGAATCACTGGACGTATGAGTTTTCAGACATTTATACGCATTAAACGTATTAGCACCGGTAGTCACAATTGCAATATCCAAGTACCGGGTACCGGAAGTCAAAGCCTCGTCATTGCGATACTCTATGCCTTTAGCCCATTCGGATTGCCGGAGAATACAGCCTTGCAGCCCGTTTTTCCCCGGTTCCCCATTAGTACCGTCAATTCCATTTTTGGCCTTTCTTCGTATTAATATATGCCCTTGCGCCTCCATACCGGATTACTTCAATTTTGCTAATACTTCTTTTGCGATCTCTTTAGCCTTGATACGATAACTCTGATAATCAGTGTATTCTTTCAGATATTCGGCACGCTTACCTTCGTCAAGTTCCGAAGCCATATCACGTGCCATTTCCAAGTTGGCGAAAATGGCATCACGTTTATTCGCATCATAACGTTCCATGATAATGGCACTTACAATACTGTCATAATCATGTTCCCCTTCAACATCCACGTTTTCACAGACATACTGGTCTTCAACCACCACATCTTCCGAACTGGCCTTTTGAACAGCTTCTCTTCTCTCAAAGTCAAAGTAAATGCGTAGCAACGCACCTTCAAGTACAAATTCAATACCAGTCGGCAGTTCTCCTACAAGAGTTCCATAACTTTTCATAAATTACCTCCATTTTTATAATTATTCTTCAAAATAATAAGCACTCTTCCCGTCACCTAACGAACGCCGCTTGACAATCACATTTTCCACTGGAAAAATCTTCTGACCGTTATTCTCCGCTTCGCGAGCCTGATCCAACACATCTTTCAGATTGTAACAGTTCGTTATGAATTTGCTACGTTGTCCGTTCTGTTCAAAAAGAACACAATATCTACCTTCACCTTGCTTTGTCTTCACATTCGTTTCAAAGTCCACTACTGTTATAGGGACATTGAGAATATCCATCAATCTTGTTTCTTTTACATCGAAGAACTTCTTTCCGTCCTTCGTTCTACCACTCTGTTTGATACCTTTATCTGCAAAACTCATATCATTATTTGTTATTGTTCTCCATAAATTCTTACAATCTCCCCATTTACACCAGCCCCAGTATGAAGCTCGTATCTCGCGGTTACGTTTCCGGCTTTTTATTCGTTTCACCTTTCGAGCAAAGTTCTTTTTCATATTTTTACGCATCCGAACATTATCTTTCGTGAAGCAATAGCCCAAAAAGTTAATCCTTCTTCCTCTTACTGCGTTTTCGCTTTCTATGCTTTTTGTTCCCATTCTTTGTTTCTGTTCCTATCGGAGCAATACAACTGTTTGCTTTAACTACCAACCCAACTTTTGCACTTTCCCGTTCATACGCACGAATAAGAAACAACGCTTCGGACTTAGAACGAGCCAGCATAACATTATCATCGCAATATCTATGCAAGCATTTGACACGATATTTCTCCTTCATTGTATGATCTATCCTACTTGCCGCAAAATTCCCGATAGGTTGGCTTGTAAATGCTCCAATCGGAACACCTCTTTTTCCGTTCAACTTCATTCTCCAATATGTCAATTAACTCTGTTCCACTGTCATACGACAAAACTGTAATCTCAATCAATTTAATAAATCGTTCATCTTTGAATTTTCTTCTCAATGCAGCAACAATAAGTTCATGAAGAATACTTTGATAGAACTTTTTGAAATCAGTCTTTACGAACCATTTGTATTCCGGGTATCGGTGAAGAAAACGTTTCATTCTCCTTACTCCAAAATGTAATCCCTTTCCCTTAATACACGCACTTGTATCATAAATCAAATTTCTATAAACATCTTCTTCAATCACCCTCATAATTGCATGGTGCAATATACGCCACGGAAAATATTTCTGTTTGACAATATCTCGAACCTTTCCTGCATCACTTTTAACTCTCATCACGCTATAATCCGGTGCCGGAAAATCCAATGTCAGGATCATCAACTGTAAAGCCCGAAGGTCTTCTTTCGGGTGTAGATTATGCCGCCTGATAAAGCGGTTTTTCTTAACCTTCCCATCTTGTGCCTCTTTGTCCGCTTCACGTAAATTATTTATCTCTGCTATACGTTCAAGAATATACCCGGCTCTTTTAGGTTTCTTTCCACCGTTTGCTTTAATCCGTCTATTGTCAGCCTCTATCTTTTCCGCTATAATTCTATCAATTTCATCATGCGACAGACTCTTCCAATCAATATCACTTCTTCCAATATTCACTGCTGCTTTGTTTTTAAAATTTACACCATACTTCCAATTTTGTCTTGTTCAGACCATTCTAATTATTCCGATAACTGCAAGCCGTTTTTGCTTGCTTGAATAATTCGCCCGGAGCTTTCGAGAACCAACCTACTAACACCGCTTGTTGCCTTTCGCAAATTGGGCAACCTTTCCGCATTCTTGATTTTCTGACATCGTAACCAATTGATTACTACGTTGCAACGATATAAATCCTGCAAGGTCATGGCGTGGGGAACTCGCAGATTACTCTACGATAAATAAGTATGGCGAGAGCCGATATTCGCATTCGAGTTCGACCAATCGTTATTCGAGTTCGCATAAGCGAGGCCGCAATTCGCACCGTTATTCGCCCGACCGCCCCAAAGAACCAGCTCTTGTTCCCCTCTGCCAACCGTCCACGCCTTTCGGCTTTCGTCCCGTTATCCGTTACCGTAAAACGAGAAGGTGGACGGGTTTTAATTAATTGAAATTCAAAGAACTAATATTTCAAAATCTATCATGCAGCCATCAAAGATGCACCGCTAACAAATGTTAAATCTCCAAAATACGCAAGGCGAGAGCCGAGATACGCACCCGAGGTCGACCAATCGTAAGTCGAGGTCGCAGCAGCGAGGCCGCAAAACGCACCGGAAGACGCCCGACCGCCCCAAAGAACCAGCTGCCCAGTAGTGTTTGCCCATGAATAATCAGCCCAATAAGAAGTGCTATTTCCACCAATCTTTTTCGGGAAAATATCAAAATGCTCCCCAAGAATTATTTCCTGCACTTGACCGGAAACTGTCTGCCGGGTAGCTTGTCTGTATTCACCATTTGGATGCGCAGCTAATTCAGCAGTAGTCGGTAAACGGTTTCCTTTGTAAATGAAAATTTCCGTTCCACTTTGAGCACTATTGTTGGAACTACCGCAAAATACTCCTTGCAGAAATTCCCACTGCCACCCATAAGGATCTTCTATACCCATCATGTTCACCCGTGAACAATCCACTCCAGTATTACTTCCATTCACCACAGAAATAGCTATTTTGCCCCAATTGTCACCGAGACTCTTTGTTGCGCCAGTTTGCAATGCTGCCGCAGCAGCCCACAAGTCTTTACTGGAGCTACCACCCACACCATAACCAAGTTTGGCTTGAATATTGGTATCTCCGTACTGGGACAGCCCCAACATCATAATAAGCTTTCTCTGATCGTAATCGGTCAGTCCCCATTCCTTACCGTTCACTTGTGCAGCATTCCAAAATGCGTTGATTGTCTTGCTGCCTGCCGGTGCAACTCCTGAACGTGAAACAAGTGCGCTACCTGACATGGAGCCTTTGTATGCACCGATACAGTTATACATTCCACCATTTGCCCCACCAATAAACTCACCGCCAATAGGTAGCATCGAGAGCCATAAGACTGGTACACCACTTACACTGTCAGTCTGTACACGATAATACAAACGTGGCCCTATCCACATCACATGCCCTTTGGTTTCATCCACCGCAGTACCATCAGCAAACACCGCACTATTGGTAGGGGACATTTTAGCAGCCCTTCCATCATTCGTTACGAGATAACGGCCACAATACAACTTGTATTCTGTCCATGCGGCTGTATTACCTATCACACCATAGTTTGTGCTACTTTGGGTTGATTGTTTGATTGGAATCCCCCAAGCCACCTGCCTCAACATTTGTTCGTCACCATTATTGATAGCGTTCATGAAGTTTTCTACGGTAATGCGTCGAACACTACCACCAACTTCCACCAGCACTGTATTGGAGCGCAGAATGGAAGTCACCAATGTTTCATTTCCTAATCCTTTAGTTCCCATAAGCTTATTTTATTTTCATGTTAATTAAAATGACATTCAGCCAAAACATCTACATCATATTGAGTCCCGTTTCTGTCCGTTTCTGTTGTTGTCACAGATATGGAGTTTGTTGTAGAATGTTTCAAGCTCTTCCAGTTCTCCTTATCCATCACATCCATAGTCCATGATGCGGAAGTGGGAGTATAAGCTGATCCCGTAGTCATATTTACAATCCTGGCACTTACTGTAACGGGCTGTCCGGTATCAACCTCCTTGTTGGAAGAAGTTATATAGCACACAATCTGGAATTCGTCTGCCGTATCAATGATACGTACCCCGGCACGTGCTATCGGTTGTGAAGCACTTGAAGACTGATAAACTTCTGCTATGAACAACTGGGTGCCGTCCACATCATCACGGGTAACCGTTATGCTCTTTTGTCCGTTCTTATCAGCCCAAGCCGCCGTGTCCTTATACCATTTTATATAGTAATCGGTAATCGCATTGGCACCGGCATACAATTTTGTAGTCAATGTGCAGCTTGTCACTTGGCTTGTCAGTTGTTCGGTACTTGCAAGAATAGCAAGGTAGTAAGAGCTGGCTCCCATATTCTGAATGGCAATAGGCAGTTCTCCGGTCAAGTTATACTCAACACCTGCCGTAGAAGCAATACATGAGTAAGTCAATGTATCTCCTGCAATATTCGTTTTGCTTGCCAAGTTTCCGATAATTTTAATGGCACCGGTACTGGTATTCAAAGAGAATTTGCCCGTACTGTCTTTTTTCCAACCTCCACTTTCCGCGCCGTTAAAATTTAAAGCCACTCCATTGTAAACCCAACTATGGCCTGACAAACTGACCGCCAACCCACGTGCCGAAGTTACTTTGGGTGTCCGTACCGGCTGATTCGCAGCTATACTCCAATCAGGAGAGACAGCCCCACTTTCTTCATCTACGGCCTGAAACAATGGAATGCCATTATTTTCAAAAGTCAGCATCAGGCTGTCATTGGAACGAAGACGTTTGATCGTGATGCTATTTTGGGCACTATAATTTTCTGCCATATTCCCAACCTCCTTCTGATATAATTTGATTCATGCTTGTATTAGTATAAACAATACCGTCCAACAACGATATTCTATCTTCCAGTTCTCCATCAAGAGAAGGCAGGCACATTACCTCCTTTTCATTCAAGATGATGGATTCTCCCTTTACCAAGTGCCCCAACAACAGAACCCCGGCGTCCAAAGCCTTTTCCTTATTTGCTACAACATACCTCATATCAATTATTTATATATATGTTCCCGTTACTGTCCGTATATTCATTTGTCCCATCAGTCAATACAGAGAAAGCCTTTTTTTGCTCGGCCTTAATGTACACGTCCAACCAATCGTCAAGATAAGTTTCACCAATACCGGTTCCATCCAACATTATCACAGTTTTTTCCCCTTCCTGCCATTGTACCCCGGTCTTGTTCGCGCTGTCCGTAAACCATACCATGCGGATAATTGGTGCCGGTATCGGTACAATCTCACCATTCCACTGTACCATAGCCACATTCCTATGCAGAATTTCGTCAGGATTAATGGAAGCCTGACTTGCTGGTATGCACGTAAATTTGGGATAAACACGATTGATGGAGAACTGTTGTCTTGCAACCTCCTTTCCACCAACCTTCACCAACAGCAAGTAATCCCCTTTCTCGACCAAACGCAAGTCCATTGTCAGGCTGGTTAAGGACAAAGCCACTATTTCATGGTTTGCGGTAGTCAGCATTGTTTGACTTGATATGCTGTTCACCTGATAAAGTTCAATTGTATATCCGGTAGTTATTTTATTCACTCCCTTTGTTACCATAAGTGGAATGGTGCGCTCGTATGAATTTTCATCCAAAGCCGCATTCCTATTGGCCGTAGATGCAGAAATCAAATTGTTGGCTACCTTGTAATCATACAACAAAAGCTTGTCAAGAAATGGATTGTACTGGATTATCTGACTATCCCCAATAGACAAACCGTAGGTATCTTCACTCTTATCTACCGTTGTCAACATGATAGAGTCTGTCTTAACGGGAATATTCACCCCAAGCCGGGTATCAGCTATCAGACCTTCAAAATGCAACTCAAAACTTTCACCCGGAGCCACATTTCTGCTTATGGTAATGGCACCGCGTGTATCTCCAACCGTATCTATACTGTACTTCCCATTCCATGAACTGATTGCAGAAATATTCTCTCCATTAGCAAACCAGTTCATTTCTGCCAACAAGGAATTGACATAAGGCATATCCCAGCTACCGTCAGCGGCATTCGCTATGACTTCCGGTAAAATCACCAGCGGAGTAACCCCACGGTCAGGGTCATATTCATTTGCCACCGGATTATAGACCTGATTGGCCGGACTGTTCGGTGTCATTATCTTCAAGCTTACTGCAATCGTAAGCGGTTGAAACTCTTTTCTGATTCTTTTCTTTTCACTCTCTATCATATCGTCACAATTGCTTCTACTGATGCAGTATCATTTGTTGCCGTTATGGTAAACAAGGTACTTACCACTGTTACTGAATTATTTCCTAAATCACTAATTTCCTTTGTGTTATGTATCGTTATTGAACCGTTGAAATCCTTATGCTTGATATTCCAAGCTTCATCATCGGCGGTATCTCCACTATCCCTTCGGATAGCCCATTGTCTAACTGTGTCTGTAATATCCTCCCAACCTTTAAAGACCTTGCAAGTAATTTCCATTGATTCACCATAAGCAAGAAAATTGTCACCTTGCGTATCAATCTCAATGCGTACCGGTGCATCTATCTGTAACTGTTCGATTGTGCCGGTCATATAAATGTTATTCAGATAAGCAGAATAACCGGTCATATCCAACCCGAAGATGTTGAGATTGCTCAAATCCCCATCCTGCATTGCAACCATACTCTTTGTAAACTCCCAGTCATTTACCCCTACCAAGAAACGGCGGTATGTCCTCGTCTCATAAGCGGAAGTCTGGCGTTCCTTGTTTGTAAAGTTGCCATAAGCGACAAAATGCAAAGCCTCACACGGATGGAAAGAATATTGCCAACGATCAGAAACACCACGAAGCACATAGCGAAACCTTTTGTTTGTTCCGGCATCCAATATTTCTGTAATACGAAAATAGATTGTACAGAAACCGGCAAACATACGGTTGCCACGGCTATCATCTATATCAGATACCGCATTATTCCCCGGCGTTTCATAGTCATGGAAATACCCCATGCAAATATCATCCACAGCCACAGCACCTATTTCACCGTCTTGTAATTTCAAACTTATTGTCCCGGAACGTAGCAAGTTACCATCAGCATCATAATCAGGCTCAACACTCTCTATAATTCCAGCACCGGGAGAACGCCATTTGTCACCAAGCACAATTTCAGCACGGTTAAAACGCAATTCCGGCACCTCTAAAAACCTGCGTAACGTGAGGCTTTCCATATACCCACGTCCCATGCTGTCTATTTTCGCCCCAAAGCCGGTCAAACCCTCTGCAAAACCGCTTGCACCAAAGATAGCACCGGCTAAGAAGCCGATAAGCCCAGCTGCCGTATCATTGTGGGTGCGCGAAAGAAAAAGCTGATTGCCCAGTGAACGGATGATAGACTGTATCTGTTGGGTATTCAAGCCACCGGTTCCCTGCCCACCACCTGCAATAGAGTCTATCTGATTTTGGATTTTTTCAAGCGATCCAACAGCCTTTTCCTCCCGAAGTGTCATAGTGTACTTCGGTATCATATCTTCTCCCTCTTTGATAATAAGGGTATCAATAATGATGCTGCCTTCAATACCAAGATCGCTATCAGTGAATAGCATCAAGTCCCCTTCTTTCAAAGTATCATGTATGCTTGCTTCCCCCCTTGCAACAGCCTCATCATGTTGGCGTGCCATGAAAATATCATCCACCTTCGGTTCATACGAATAGCGCACATAGTCATTCTTTGCAAGATATTTTTTCGCGGTAGCAAGCAACCGTTGTGAAGCGGCCTGAATATAAACGTCCGGCATATCAATATAAAGCAGGACAAACTTGTCACCGGACTTTATATTGTAATCCTTGTATGGGAAATATAATTTCAGACTTTCATCATATACACGGTTACAAGTCAGCACATATTTATTGCCCTTCTTCTCACATTTGGTTATTTCAAAATCCCGGCCACCACACATGCCGTTTTTCATGCTAATGGTGGCTGTTTCAGAAGTCAGGTAATCGTTTATATTGAAACCAACATCTTTTAGCGTTATTGTAAAAGGTGGGACATCTTCACCTTCCTTCAGGCTATCCATTGTACCATCATCTGTCAGTTGTTCGGCATCAGCCACTTCGTCAAGATTGCCATTATCCCCGGCATCCAATGATACATAAATACCTGCATCTTTCAACTGTTCGGCGGTCATACCTTCCATTGAAGGACATATTTCCTCCAAACCACCGGTACCGTCAAAATAAACACTCCCTTCCCGAATGCCAAGCACAGCAATATTCTTACTGTCAATATATGGATCAAGCGTTGTCTTAGGAAAATCAGGTAACATCAGATTTTCCACGGCCATGTTATTCGGCAAATAATTGGTAAGAGAACTGTTTGAGAGCTTATTATAATACCGGTTAGGCATATTTCTTGTACTACCGTATGCACGCAATCGCGTAATAATCTGTTGATCCGCATCGGCTGTACGTTGAATTTCGTACAAACCGTTTCCACGTCCATACTTGAAAATATTGCCCACAGCAATACCGGCAGTACCGATTGTTATTGTTCGGCCACGAATAACAAAGTTCGCACCAAATTTTGAATTGAACAACTCCAATGCACCCCATACCTTTATATTGTTCACATCAATGTTTACATTGGTAGTGCTCACATATTCAGGGTGTACGGCAACCGTCCATTTTTGTGCTCCGGTATATATACGGTCAAGATTTACTTGAACACGGTCTGCCAAATCTTGTATAGACGAAGCGAAGAAACTGAACTTAGGCAAAGAAGTGAAGTGTATCTGATTATCACTTTTCACATAATCAAGAAAATCACATCGCGTCAATTCATCTCCCGGCCAGTTGAACTTTACGTTATCATAGACAAACGCTTCTCCCGAAGTTTTTCTTGCCGCCTTTTTTAATGCCGTAGGATCATAGTTTATCTCAAACTTCTCACCACGGTACATAACATAGTCACCTATCTCAAAAAGAATGGGTACGGCACTTTTCAGAGTGCTTGTCACAAAACATGCACCCATCCATGTACCATTATACTCCAAACCTTTCAGTGTACAACGTACCGTATTGCCAGTTTTATCATAAACCTTCCATGCCATACAGCTATACTTTTTCAACCAATGCAACTATCTTTGTCGGTTCCGCAACACTATACGAGGGGATTATTTGAGTTCGAGGATCAGTTACTCTGAATTTTACCGGGAAGGTCAAGACTTCATCCATATTGGACTTATTAAATTCAAAATCTCCAACCTCCAGTAAGTAAAGTCCTTGCCGCCCGATACCCGTGTGCGAGTTATATATTTTCAAGGTGGCACCGTCACCATTTTCTCCCGTGAGATAGTTTTGAAAGGCCATAATTTTATCGTATGCAGTACCCAAATCTCCCTTATAGCACATCTCGGCTTCCAAGTCGTATGCCTTTAATAGCAGCTTATCGGGTATGTAAGTATCTTCACCGTCTTCATCCGGCCAATCCCGTTTGGGTAAATCTTTCGTTTCCCCACCCGGCTTGAACGGAAATTCTGTGCACACAATTCCAAAATGCGCCAAGCTGTCTTTGACTGGAGCATTCTCGGTAGTTTTCTGCATCAAAATAGAATACGGTTCGTTCATATACATATATTAAAAAAGAGCTTGCCGCAGAGATATTTAGTCTCCACAACAAGCTCTATGGCCTTATACTTTAATCTTATTTCAACGCAAATATAATTGTATTTTCTATATAATCATAGAAAATAATGCCATAAAAGCATTTTTTAGTAGATTATTATACTCAACCCCTAACTTGCTTCCACGTGTATGTTGAAAAACATAAAAAATATCATTTGTCATAATTTTATTTATTAATACTTTTGCATTTAATTATAAAAGAGGTTATTATATGTTAGGAGTTAAGTACTAAAGGTATGATAGAAAAGGAACAGCAAGCCAAAAGAGTGTACCATCGAACAAAACCTGCGAGTAAAAGTAAGGTTCGGGCTATCAGATTTGATTTAGACTTGGTAGAATTTGTAAATCTACAACCAAACGTAAGTCGATTTATAAATGATCTTATTCGGAGAGAAAAAGAAAAAATAGAAAGAATGAAAGCTATTGAAGTTCGTGAAATCTTGAAAGAAATGAAATGACATTCATTATTAAAATATATAAATATGTGGCAATGTAAGAAATGTTGTACTGAAAATGAAGACCAATTAAGCTACTGTAAAAATTGTGGAATGAGTAAAGCCAAGTCGCTTCGCCAACCTCGTTTAAATAAAAAGAAAAATAAGAAAAAGCCTATAAAAGAAATTATTTATACAATAATGTATGGTATTATATTCACTATTGGCTTATACGCAGATTTTACGATTGCAACATGGTTGGGTGGTTTTGCATTTGGAATTTCTTCTATTTTTCTATTGGACAGATTATTAAAAAACGTATCATTATTCAGTTCAGATCTTGTTATAGGAGTACTTGCTATTGTTTTTATTAGTATATTCTTGTCCGCAATGTTTAAAGCATGTAATTCTTCTATTTCAGACAACGAAGAAATCTACCAATATCATAACAAAAAGACTGGAGAAGGACAAAAAGAATATGGTGGTAGTATTGAACAGCAACGAGACTTGGAAATGATAGATGAATATTCAAAAACGCACCCTGACTTTTAACAATAAATAGGCTGGCTTCATAGTCAGCCTATTTATTTGTTATGTATTGATAAGAATCGCAAGTTGGCTTTCATTGTTATTTCCAACTATACCGCCGCTAAAGATTTGAATTTATTTAGAAAATACACCTGACCTTTCCCGGTCACACAGCACGTATGTTTTATGAATGTAGGATTACCGCCCTGCATTATAGCATTCTCCGTCACAAAGAAAAGTTTCATTTCCGCAGCTCTTTGTGTAGGAGTGTAATCAAATAGATATTTATTCTTTGACCTGCTCCATCGCTTATGACGAATAAGATATTTATTTTCCACAAGCCAATCATACAACCGATATTCTCCAATGGTATATCCGTTTTGGGTTATCAGTTTGGCAAGGTCACGGACAAGAATATTGGTAGAAGCATTCTTTACGCATTCTGTAAAAACCACGGCAGGTTTTGTTTCCTCTATGATAGCCTGCTTTTCTTCTTCCTTTTTCTGTACTTCCAAAGCCAATCGTTCTTTTTCCTCTTCGGCTTGAAGAACCATCAAAGCAAGGTCTTTACGGGAAAGTTCACGCTTGTTTTCTTCAAGTTCTTCCCAACGATTAATAATTTTGGCTCGTAAATTTGCATCATAACCACTTGCGAGAAGAAGGCAATCCTTTTTGGTGAGAATGTAACAAGACACTTCTTTGCTTCCACCGTTTGGCATAGGTTGAGGTCTTGATGATAATTCAAAACTGAATTGTCGTCTATCTTCCAGTTGTTCAAGGATATTGCGAATATCTCGCATTACATTTGAATGAGTTTTGCCCGTAATTTCTGCAATCTGCAAGGAGGTCATTGTTCTTTTTTTACCTTTTCCCTCATCAATAGGTATTAACTGATTAAAATTTTCCATATCTTTGCACTATAAAGTTAATGTTTTCCCCATCAGCGGCTCGGACATCTCCGCTTTTGGGGAATTATTTTGTCCGATCTTGTAGTAGGCAGGGAATCGAACCCCAATACGCCATTACTCGTACCTACTGAACCCTCCTTAATATAATAGTCACGCTTGACATAATAGTAAAGAGAAAGGGCAAATCCCGATGAAGCCTAATGTGGTTGTCTGCCTCAAAGAGAATGCCCTATAATATTTTACTCCAGTTCATGACAACCACGTAATGAACCTTACAGCATTGTTTCCAGCGCAAATATAAAGACGATATTTTCACCATACAACAACCTAAAAATCAATAAAATAAATTCGGTAAACATCAGTAACAAACGGTAAGAATCGGTAAATAAAAACAGTTATATTTACTCTAAAATTTAGACATAATATAAATAATGCGCGTATCTACCGTATTGTGGCGAGATGTTGATTGTCATTTATGATACCGTTCAAATAATATAGGAATATAAAAGGCTATAAATAAGGATGTTGCAAAACGCATGTTAATCCCCATTCATTTTATATCTTACCATGACATTGCCATCGGTTTCAACTTTACAGTTTCCACCATGAACATATACATAAACTTTAGCCACATCGCTTTGCCTTACATGTAGTTTAGCCCGATCATATACACTTACAAAAACTTTGGCACAATCCTCCACTTCAAGAGTCAATTCACTATCATGCCGCAAATGGAGAGTAACAACTGTAAATTTACCGAAAGAAAGTTTGCCTGAACATTTACCGTTCAGTACATATACACCATTGTCGCCTCCGATCACTGGTTCATCAACAAAAATATGGTTTTGATGAAGCAGACTCCGGTCAAAATTGCCTTTTATATATTCCACCGTCGGATAATCGTGTTCAATACAAAAATCAATGCCCCGTATATACATTCCGATCAATTCTTGCTGGCTTTTATTGTTTTGCCAGTCACCTTGCCATTGTGTGCAGAGGCCATACGATACGGCATGACCTCTCAATTCACTATTCAATCTGTTCATAATCATATATTAAACTTGTTTACACCGTTTATATTCCTATGTAGTATATCCCTGATTTCTTCCACAAATTCCACATTCTTTGCTGTATTTATCTGTATCATTGTCAGTTGTTGTAATTGTGCTTGTGCTATTACATTATAGGCCGGGAACAATTCTTCAACCAATCTGCGCACATACTCCCGTTTAACACTCACGTCAGCCCGGATTGCATTTATATAAGAAGCCAAAAGGTTAGCGGTATTTTCAGTAACATTCTGTATGCCTTTAGATAAACCACTTCCACTGTCTTCTTCCTCTTCCTTCATACTGATACCATATTTCTTTTCCATATAGTTATTCAGTTTGTCAAGCATGGAATAGTAATCATCGGTTTTCTCACTTACCCCCATTAGATAGTCCGCAATACTTTCCAACTCCTTTTCGTCAAGAGAGAAATCCTTGCCGAAATAACCACTCATTCCATCCTCACCAAAAAGCATCTTTTGAAGCTGTTGCATGGCCGGTTCCAAAATACTTATTTTGAGAATGGAGTTCATAACATCACCCATAATGTCGGCAACCTTATTTTTGAAAGCTTCGGCACCATCCTCGCCTTTCTGCCATGCCTCATACAAGGCATCTCCCAACTGCGAAGCCCAGTCTTTCAAATTAATGCCATAAAGAGATTCAGCCGTTTCTTCGGCAAAATCCTTTATTTGCTGTTTCATCTCCGCAATCTGATTCTCATAATCAGCCACTTTGCTATCATCCGTCTTCTTCTTGTCAATTTCGGCTTGCCGCTGTTTCTCCAATTCTGAAAGTTGTTCTTGCATCAAGGCACGTTGATACCCGTATGCACCGCCTTCATCGTATGCCGAAACACGTTTTTGAAGTTTTTCCGCTTCCTGCTTATATTTCTGCAAAGACATCAAATCGAAGATGTTGATCTTCCCCTTATTGCGTATTGCCTCAATCTGATTATTTAATTGATTCAACCGGGTACGGTCATTTTCTGCATCTACAAGTTTTAGTTCCGTGCCACTGCCCAAGAAACGTTCAAGAATACCGTCAATCTGTTCGTATATATACTGCAACTGTTGAGCACGAAGTTTACTTTTTTCAATAGCCTTATCAAGCTTTTTGTCATGTGCTTGTGCTATCTTCCCAATCCAGTTTACAGCTTCACCGGCAGCGGCAACAATACCACCAACTATTCCACCTTTGGCGAATCCCTGCCCGATATTGCTTATAGAAGACATGGCATCCTGCACATTACCCATCGTGTCGGCCATACCCTCATTGCCCAAAGCATCGAACATGGAAGACATCTGCCCTGCAAAATTGCCGACAAGATCAGCACTTTCAGCGGCACTTTCTCCTATGGCTGCAATCTTTTCTATGGTACCCTTTTCATCTTTATCTCCACTGGAGAATAAAGAACGAATATTTTTTATGAGAGTGGCAAACGGATTCTTCTGTAATCCGGCCTTATATAAGTCTTGTATGGCTTTCTTTAACTTCTCAATTTGAGAATATTCTCCTGAAACATCAATCCGTTTACCATTCTCATCCAAATACCAAGAAGTAAAAGCTGTTGGCTTTCCATTCTTGTTTTTAGTTACAGAAGCATTATCAATAATCTGTTGCGCATAATCGGATGCTTGCTGTATCTGTCCGTATGATTTATAGGTCTGATCTCCAAATATCTGTTCCCATACCGGAAGAAGTTCAAGCAGTTGTCCCCTTAGTTTTGCCAGTTCCTCCTTATATTCGGTAAAAAGAGCTTTCTGTCCGGGAGTCATGCCTTCAACATTCCCAACAAGTTCATTATTTTCACCAATGAAGGTGCCGGTTAAGGGAGCATATTTCTCGCTTAAGTCCCGTATCTTTTCAGCGATAGATTTGTATTTGTTGAGGGCAGTAACTTCTTTCAGCTTTACTTCCAAACTATCTTTTTCAATAGCTTCTTTAGCTTCCTTCCATGCACTGAAAAACTGTTTATACAAAACACTGTCTTTACCTCCAAGTGATTCTGTGGCCTCTTGTTCGGTGAAAGTCAAAGGTATATATACCCCTTTATCCTTCATTTTCTTAGTTACCTTTTCAGCTAATTCCTCGGATTTCTTCTCATATTCAGACAATGCTCCGAAAGCGTATAAAGAAGCATCCTTCTTACTTGCACCGGCATTGACAAGCTGCTTGTATATATCCCATTTCTTTGAAACATCAGACACGTACCTTTCAAGTTCCTTTGCGGCCTTATCCGAAGCTTCTTTCATAGCGTTGGCATCAATATCCAGAAGCACTTTCCGTATAGAGACTTTCAATTCCCTACGTTCTTTGGTTTTATCGTCAAGCTGGTTAAGAATCTTATTCAATT